ATCTGTACCAATCGCAATAATGTCTGGGCCAACCATGTCAATGCTTGTGCGCGAATCCGCCCCGTCAACATTCGGCAGCACATCATCAACCCAACGGCACGCCAACAACACTTCCGCACGCTCCTCGAACGAACACACCGGGCTCTTACCCTTATACGCCTCAATAAACTCATCCGTGTTCAACGCCACCACAACCCGCCCAAGCTGTGAACACTTCCACAGAAAATTGACGTGCCCGGAATGAAACAGGTCGAACGTGCCACCAGTGTAAACAGTGAGCTTATCCACCAAAATAGCCCTTCAGAAAAGGCATCCAATAATCAGACCACACCTTCTCCTCATCAAAGTCGAGCGCAAACTTTCGTGACACCGCAGAGAACCCGCGCTCCCCGTTATAGGCCAACTCCAACGCTGACACAACCGAACCAAGCAAAGGCACCTGGAAAAACGCCTTCTGAGGTTCATCCCAAAACGGTTGCCCCTCCACCAACCAACCATCCTCCGCCACCAGGTCAGCCGTAGCCGCCCAACCCGAACCAATAACCCGAGTGCCACACGCCTGAGCCTCCACAGTGGGAACCCCAAACCCTTCACCATAAGACGGGGCCAACAGAACATCGGCTGCCGAATACAACGCGGCAAGGTCGGCCTGACTGTACCCAATCCGATACTGATCCCTGTTAGCAAACGTAATCTTCTCCGGCGGAATCCCAGACACCCGTGCAAGCAACGCCAAATCAAACCCGCCAACATTAGGTGCAGGGTCAGCATGAACGTATAAGTGAGAATCAGGGTGCGACTGTAGGTGCGCCGAGAAGCCCATAAAATTCACATCGTAGGCCTTACGGTGCAATATCGAATTTGCCTTGTTCGCTGCCACCATCGCCACCAGGAACGTGTCATCGCTCACACCCAACAGTTCCCGTGTCGGAGTCATCCCCTCCGGCCCCATCATCTTTGGAGTCTTTTGGAACACCTTCGTGTTCACAGCGTGAGGGATATAAACGGAATCAATCCCAGCGTTATCCAACTGTCGTTTCCCATGCGGGGCCATCGCCACCGGCGTTACGTTCTCCCGGCGCAAAAACGCGGCAACCCCAGGAGGCAACGTCACATGATCCAAAGGCACCCAAGAGATAACCGGCACCTCATCCTTCCAACCGTTGTAAACCCAAACGTCATACAAGGTCATGATCGTGTGCTTCAGGTCGGGTGCCGCTTGTCGGTGATGCTCATGCCACACAGTCAAAACATCCTGCGAATAAGGTGCAACACCCTTAGGGTAAACCGGCACACTCCCAAAGTCTGTGCGATGCTCCCCAATGGCACCTTCGAGGCCGTAGTTCGACAGCACACCAACGTTCATGCCGTGACGTTTCATGTAACGCACCAGAAACTCAGCTTGAACACCGTAGCCCGTTGGGGCCCCAGGATTATTGCTTGCAAGCGATATTACGCCGGAAATCTTTTCGTAGGCCATTCGAACATAATAGCGAAAGCCCCCGCCGTGAAACCTACAACACAGCGGGGGCCTTCAGCCTTGTGACTAATGCTTATGCAAGAGCCAGGTACTTGATGTGGTTTGCACCGTTAGCAACACCAGCGCCGAGACGGTACACGAAGCGGTAGCCCGTGACATCGTTAGCGAAGTATGCATCCTGCGAAACCGCAACCTGCAGACCAGTGGTCGCAATCTTCACAGACTCCCAGTGTCCGAAGAACACAACCTTGTTTCCGGTTGCAAGAGTTCCTTCGACTGCGGGATTCTCGTACACCGGCATTCCAAGGATGGTGCTGGGCTCTCCAACTACAGGGTTGTAGATGTATTGTCCAGCTGAGTCCTTCAGCTTTCTGACGAAACCAAGAGTCTTGGTGTTCATCATGAACCCGGTGCCAGGAAGCATACGAGCCAAACCGTCAACCGAGTAAGCAAGGTCAATAAGGTTGTCAGCGGTAAAACTGTTGGTCGTACCGGCAGTCACACCGCTTCCCGCAACAGCGGTCACAGCTGCGTGAACAACCACGTTCGCCCGAGTACCAATGGCAACACCAGCCTGACGAGCCACGTTTTCCTCAATGTCGAAACCGGCGTCAGAGACCAGCTCGTTGGAGAGCTGAACAATGAAAGCCTGCTTCGTGGGCTGCAGAAGAAGAGAGCTGTAAGTCGGGTTGGACTCGGAAATTGCGGAACCCTCAGTTACGGCTGCAGCAGTGCTGTAACCGCTCATGATCGGGATACGCAAGTCGTTCCCCTGGTCGCGCAAGAATGTTTCTGACGTTTCCAAATAAGGGCCCACGAGTTTTGCTAAATCGTAGACACGATCTAGAAAACTTACGGGAACAGTGTCAGCAGAATCAACAAGTGCACGCTTCTCAGAGTGCAGGAACTCGTGACCACGGATTTCACCGCGAGCCAACGAACGGAAAATCTCCGCAGAGTTGCCGGCACTTTCAGTTACGGGGGAGAAGCCACGAGCAGCCTGAGCGAACTCAGCAGCACGAGACTCAGAAACCTCAGCAACCTCGATAGAGCGCTGTGCGCTTTCAATGTCAGCTTCGATACGGTCAATCTTGGTCAGCTCGGCCTGATCTAAGCCTCTGCCTTCAGACTCGGCTCCATCAATGACGGCGCGAATCTGCATGGTGAGGTTAGCTTTCAGCTCCTGCTGACGCTTCAAAAATGAATCAGTCATCAGTAATCTTTCTTTCTAAATGAATATGGAATCGCAACCGTGATAACACAGAATCGCTCACCGTAGCGATGACGCACACCGGCTACCTCTAATTGTAAACCGTGCCCTGCAACCCGTTTTAAAAGAAAAGCCCCTACCAGGGAAAGGGTGGAATACCTGGCAGGGGCAAACCCGATCTAGCGCGTTTCCGCAGCCTTCAAAACACGGGTTTCTTTAGTCGGCTCGCCATCGAGCGCAACAATCCGGCGGGCCAAATCATCAGCCACACCAACATCCTCAACCACGTCAAAAAGTAGCAACGCAATCTCCTCAACGGTTGCCATTAGTAACCCATCAAAACTTGCAGCTTCTTCTTCTTCAAAGCGAGCATCTCCAAACTGTTATCCACCACCGGAGCTTCAGGGGTCGGGGCCAGCTCGTCAATCACTGTCTGCAACAAGGTTCGGTCATCGGAAGAAATGTCCTCACCGTTCTCAATCTTCAACAACGCATCAGCGAGAGCATCAGCATCCACGTTCGCACGCTTAGCAATCTTGTCTAAACCGCGAACCGTAGCCGTGCCAGCAGTCTCAGGATAGGCGGGGAACGCCACCAAAGAAACCTCGTGCAAGCGCACAACCTTCAAAACACGTTCAGTACCGTCAGAACTCCACTCATCCCCACCACGGGCAGGCATCGAGAACCCAAACGAGAACGCGGTCACATCGCCCCGGCGCACAAGCTCCGCAGCGTCACGGCCATAAGACGTATTAGGAAGCGTGGCGGAAACCCGCAAACCACGCTCATCCTCAGTCAAAACCAAAGTGCCTGCACGGGTCGAACCAAGCACGGCCCCGCTGTCATGGTTCCACAACATCTTGATGTCGTTCCGGGACTTCAACGATCCACGGAACGCACCAGGCTTGATGGTTTCAGTAAATCCGCCCAAGTTCTCACTGCGAGAATTGAACAGCGCCGCGTAACCCTCCAGATGCATACCATCAGCACCCTCACGCACCTCAAACGCCTCAACCTCAACAATACGTGTTTCCAACTTGCTCAACGACTCGCCCTTCGCTCGTCCTTCATTCTCTGCCTCAATTCTACCAACAACACCATCCGCGTACTCGAAAGCGCGTTGCGCACTACGCTTTGAACCGCCACCACCCCACAACGCCATAGCCACAGCACCCGGCCCCGGATAGTTTTCGTTCCCCGGAATGTTAGCCGGCGCATCCATGTCAACAAGGTGCCGGGAAATCCACGCCCGCAAACGAACCCATTTATCAGCGGTCACATTACCCTCAGCCATCGCACGCGCCTCACGAATAGTGCGATCCACAACCCCATCACCAGACAAACCCTCACGATGCCATTCCAGGCCGCGCCTAGCGCTCGCCCTCATGTAAGCCGGTGGGGTCAAATCAACTTGACGTTGCTCCATGTCCAGGCTTCGCGTAGACAACGGGTGATCCTCAGGCAACAAATCATTATCGCCAACATACTTAGGGTTTTCAGGCCTACCGTTACGCAACAAATACAGGTAAGCGTTCACCCTAGCCATCGCCCACTGGTTGCGGGTCATACCGGGACGGTGACTCACAGAATAAGCGCCAGCCCCGCGACGGTACACGGCGGCAAGTTGCCCATAAGTCGTGCGAGTGTGGTCGGGTTTCCCTTCCTCCTCCATCGCCTCGTTATGCTCCTGAACCTTATTGCGCAAAGCCGTTTCAGTCTGCTCCGACAACTCAATATCCCCACCGGCACCACCAGCGGAACCAGGCTCGTTCTCATCGCTCCCGGTAATCTGCTCAGACTCCGGGGCCGGCGGGTCCACACGCTCCTCAACACCCTCCCAAGCGTTGCAATAGAACGCCCCATCCACGAAGTCATCCCAGCGCTCACACCACGCTTTCTCACCGTCTAGGCTGACACGTTCCTCGTTGTAGAAAATACAGTTACCGCAGGCGCGACCATCCGGTACATCTTCGGACAGTGCAGGCCGATAGTTATCGGGCAGGTCACGGCGCTCACCCTCGAACGTGGAATCCTCTGCCTGAGCAATAGCAAGCCCCTGATCTATCGCATCCTGTTTCGTGGTGTGGCAACCCATCACTTCACCGTCATCCTTCACGGTAGCCCAACCATCACACCCCTCAGCAGTGTCAGAAATGAAATACGGGGCCATTAGTCCTGTTTCCTAATATCCAAAACCCCAACCACGACACCGGCAGGGTCAGACACCGCAAACATACGGTCATCAGGGCCCAGAGTGAACTGGATTGTCTCGCCCGGATCAATGTGAGGCGCGTTAGCAGTACCCACAGCGGAACCACCGAAATAAACATAATTGTTGCCCGACTTGCTCATGTTATGCAAAATCACTTCATGAGGCATATTGTCGTGACCAACAATCTCAGTGGCAGCTGTGCCAAGCGTGACCTGACGATGTTCTAACGGCATTACTGCACCTCGTAAACAGCACCAGGATTTTCTGGGTCAACCTGCGCCACCGGCTGCAACTGAGTCGAAGCCAAACCAGTATGAGCAATCGGGTCAAGCCCGACAGCCTTCAAAGCCTCAGCCGGGTCATAACCTGACAACACCAAAACCTGAGCCATGCTCACACGCTTCTCATCCGCCACAAGGTCAGCCGCCCCAATATTGATATTCGCCAAAGGCACGCGCACATTACTTGCAGCCACATCATCAATGTCGCTCATATCCTCCAACCGGCGCACATCATTGATAGACATGAACCCGGCCTGAATACCAATACTGTAAGCGCTCATTCGAGAAGCAAGGTCAGCGCGAGCCAACCCGTCAAGGTTCCACTTTATGAAAGCTGTTTCGCCACCAGGGTAACGAGTCATCAAAGGCGAGAACGAATCCTCGAGTTTCTGGACGATGGGACGCAAGCAGTGCGTGATGAATTGTAATCCGCTGGCCTCAACGGATCCGTAAGTTGTTGTGCCCGGTATCTGCAAAAGATGGGCAGGTATGTTGAAAGCTCTAGCAACATCCTCCACAGCCAGCCTGCGAGCCTCAATACTCTGCGAGGACTCAGGGTCAACCTGTGTGGTCTTGAACTTTGCACCACCACTGAGCACGCCGGTACGATGACCTCTACGCCAACCGCGATGCTTAGAATCAAAACCGTTGCGCAAGTTTTCTGCCTGCTCGCCCGTCAAATTCTGGTCAACCTCAATCACACCCGACAGGTTTGTACCGTTACCAAAGAAGGTGGCCGCAAATTTCTCCAACGCGAGCGCGAGCCCAAAGTTTTCTTTCAACGCCTCCACACGGGAAACACCACGCATCTGACCAGGGCGCAACACATCAGGAATGAAAATGATGTCCTCAGACGTGAGTGTCTTAGTTTCGTTCTCCACCGTGAACACGGCCTCACCGCGGGCGTTACGTTTCACCTCAACGGTCAACGGGTTTAGGACAACCAGGTTCACGATTTCGCCCCGCTGGTTGCTAAAGACACGCACGAATAAATTGCCATCGAGCAAAAGACTGACGATTGCGGAATTGTAGAACGCTGTCCGAGGCAACGCGATATCCGGTTTGTCAACCCATGCAGGTCGAGGACGGAACGCCCGCCGTTGCCCGTCAATCCGAATGTAAGCATCCAAGGGAAGCGTGCTAATCGTGTCAGCAATCAAAGACACCGCGCTAAACACTGCGTTGACTTGGAACACAGTCTTAGAGTCAATAAAAGTGTCCGACAAGTTGCCGAAAGCTAGATCGTCACCCGCCGAGAACACGGTCTGAAACGAGATGGCACGCTGCTCAAAAAGGCGATTCAAAACCACGGGTTACTTTCCTAACGCAAATCCGACAACCAACAAACAAACCCCGCCAACAACCAACCCGGCAGGGATACTCAGCAGTAACACGCCCACCGTGATTGTTCCCATACCTGCGACCTGCAAAATCGTAGCCATAAGACCCCTAACCAAAAAACTCCGGCACAACCGTTTCTTCTATCTTACCGGAGGCCCGGTCAACAGCCAGAATTGCGGCTACACAGGCATCAATTTTTCTGGGGCTCGAGGGGGATTCCTTCTTGATATGAGGGCCCGCAGGAGTCAACTTGATAGCAGTGTTACTTATGTGCCGGGCAAGCAACGCATCACCATCATGGATTAGGCGCTTCTCAGCCACCGCGTCAAAGAATCCGGCACACGCCTTTATCATTCGTTGCGGGGACTGCGGGAACGCAACCACCGGCAACCCCTGATTCTCCAAGAACTCCATCGAACGTTGCCAACGGAACGGGTCACACGCGATCTCCTTCACATTATGTTTCTGACAGAAATCCAAAACCGTTTGCTCAACCTCACCAATGTCCACCCGCCACTCAGGGCCGTCATGCTCCAAATCCTTCTCCCACGCCTTCACCATAAACACTTTCACCGGCTCGTCACCTCTGGGAACCACAGCCCCCACAATCACCGAAGCGTCACCGTTATATGAACCGTCAAACCCGAGCACAATCTCATCATCCGAGGTTAGGGTTACCTCACCAGCGCACTCATCCCACGATCCGGCAGGCAACCACGTTTCCACCGATGACACCCACTGGTTACACCGCTTGATACGAAACTCCGCCTCGGGTGTGCGCTTGATAGCAGAATGGAAATCTGACTCAGCATTCAAATCCCCAAACCCAGGGTTAGCGGCCCTCCACGTTTCAGGGTCACGATGGTCAGCGTTCTCGGGTGCCTCCCACCACGCCATGAAGAACGTGTCATCCTTCTCCTCACCCGAGGCCAACCGCTTGCCATAGTTATACAAGTTGAAAGCGATGGAATCTTTACCAGTGCGATCCGAACGCACCCCAGCCGTAGTGATTGCAATGAGGGTCGCTAGTTTGCCACGGGCACCCATAGCGAGCGAGAACACGTCAAATAGCTCCCGGTCAGGTTGCGCGTGCAACTCATCGAATATCACCGTGGTCGGGGACAAGCCTTCCTTAGTCACAGACTCAGCACTAAGCACCCGATAGACCGAATTGAACGAAGGCAACTCAATCGCATCCCGATAAAGTTTCGTCAACGATGACAGCTCCGGGCTAGCCTCCACAGTGCGCTTAGCATCCGCAAACACAATCCGCGCCTGCTCCTTCTCCGCAGCCACCGAATACACCTCAGCACCACGAGGCCCAAGAATCAGCGAGTACAAACCAATCATGGAACCGAGTGCGCTTTTCCCGCTCTTTCGAGGCATTCCGACAAGGCTGACACGCGAACGAATGCCGCCCTCATCCCATGCGAACAAATGTTCGAGCAAAGACTTCTGCCACTCACGCAACACCAACGGGCTCCCAGCCTTACCCGCCACAGAATCCTTCGTCACCATACCGAAAGCCTCAACGAAATCCACCACCGGCTCCATCACACGGCCCTTAGCCAAAGCCTTCTCAGGGACAGGGGTCAACCAGGCCGGAGGCCAACTATCCACGCTGTTCCTCCCGGTTAGCGCGGCGCTCCATCAACTCCTCAAGCTTGCTCTTAGCCTTCACCTCGGCCACCCCCAAACGCGAGCGATCCGTAGGAGTGAACCCAAGCAACCCAAGCCCCGACTGAATCATCTTCTCCGTTTCCAACAAGCTCATATTCACTGGCCGGTTAGTCGGGTCAGCAATCCACTCAGCCTTCAACACTTCACGCCGGTCAAGTAGTTCACACACAACCTGCAACCACGCGACATCCGTGCGCGGCGAAATCCACAACTCACCCTCGGCAAACACGCAATCCCAAAGCGCCTGACCAGCCTCACCAAGCGGGGCCAACGGTTCACGCGAACCCGAATAAAGTGTTATTGTGTTACCGTCACTAGGCATCGCACGCTTACCAGGATTACCGAGCAAACGTTTCTGCTCAATCGGTTTAGGAGGGTTAGGCATAACGTCAATCCTAGCAACCCCAAAGGCCCTGAACTGCGGGTGTAGCAAGAAGGCTGGGGCGGCGGGTGACAATGGAAACGTGTTTAGACATTTACCCCACCCCCGGTTGACCCGTACGGGGCCCCTACACTAACGGCTTGTTGCCTCGTTTACGGTT